ACACCTCTACTACGGAAAGCACTTCCAATATTTGCAAGATTTCTAAACCGTTGGAGTCCTTGACCACCGGAGAATATACCTTTTCCACCTAAAAATTTTGCTCCGCCCAAACCATAGGCTCCTAAGCCTAACATTGCTAGTTTTCCTACGGGACTTTTGAATACTTTTTTAACTTTTCGAGCCGCCTTTTTAATGAAGCTTCCTAAGCCGTATCGTTGTCTGTCTGGTTTTGTCATAATTTTGCCTAAATTTTGAACCTACTTTGTTTTCGAGAATAAATCAAGCGGTGGCATCAGGACATGGACATCTCTTCGGATGTCTTTTTCCGGTATTCCCTTCGCTTTCCACTCTTCTTCGGTCTTATAAACCTCTCCGGTTTGCTTATGTTTTATAGTCGTTGTAGCTTTTATAGCTTTAAGGACTTTCACTATACCGTAACCTCTTTTTTAATGTTTAGATAACTAATGGTAATGTCTACGCCATCGCTGACGGTTCCTGCTGTGGTATAAGATAGAACCGTGTTGCCTTCGACCACCATAGGGTTCGTTAAAATTTCTACGCTCGCTGCCGTGCTTAATGTTTGAGTGTTGATGACTTGAAAACCATTGTTCGTAATCGTAATCGTCGGTGTATTAGAAGCCGACTTATTCGTCACGTGTAAAGATTTTATAATATAAGTTTCTGAAATTAAAGGGTTTTGAGTGGCTACTCCACTAATCGTTGTCGTGCCAAAGAATTTAATAGGACCTTCGGCTGCCGTACTCGTGACTCCATACATTTTATACTGATTGATGACTGCCATTACTCAATAAAGAACGCTTGAGCGTCTACCTCTTGTCGGAGTTCTTGTTGAAAAGAAGTGTTAAGTTTATTAAGAACGCTGTCGAGATCCCGAACTAAGGATGACAACATTATGGGATCGTATTCCTGGCTCGCTCTTGTTAATACTTGTACAATTTTTGCCATTATAATAATCCTGCGAGGCCTCCTTCATTTTGATTTTGTCTTGCTGCATTTCTTTGAGCCATTAATGCTTCTCGTGCCCTAGCTTCGCTTGCTAATCTCGCGTGTCCTGCTTCTCCTATTCTTCCTGTTTCATCTCGATAAGGATCGAAAGCTTTGCCAACACCATACTTTGCCACACCTGTTAATGCAGCTGGAATTGCGAACCACGGATTAGTGAGACCCATAAATCTTAAAGACCCAAGCCCAAATCGTCCAGCTCTTCCAAGTTTAGTTGCATCTACTCTTCTTCCAATTCCAAAAGGAGAAAGACCACCTGCGAGCATGTAGAGTTTATCTTCCCATGAGAGTCCTGATCCCGGAGAGAAAAATTTAACTGGCCCTTTAGTTTTTTTTGGAACTTTAATTTTTGCCATTAGACCAGACTCGCGAGGCCTTCATCTGCTGAATCTGGTGCTTCGGCGAACAAATCTTGGAATTCCATTTCAGCAATATCATAAGCGTCGTCCCAAGACAGACCTTTACCCATTAATTCTTGTATTCTCATTTGGAAAGCATCCCCTTCTACCTGTTCACTGATAGGAATGTTTTGATCCCGCATGATTTCAAAAACATCTTCAGTTTCATCTTCAGGAATAACAGGGTCTCCGTGTCTATAACCAATTCTTCCGCCTTCAGCTGATCCTATTGGCAGCGCCATATTAAAATCTTGATTATTAAAATTTTGATCTTCTTCTGGAGGGTTTCCCCAGTTTGCCATAGTTAAACTTTCCATGGGCATATCATTCTGGATACTTATTTTTCGTTCATTATATGGAGTTAGGCTTAGTTCATTAAACTGAGACATGTCTCTTGGTTTTGGTTTATATCTATCTATTGCTCCTCCGATCGTAGGGCCAACAAATGGAATACCCGTTGCTAAACCAGCAAGTCCTCCAAGAATTCTTCCACCGAATCCAGGTTTAATATCGCCAACGTCTTCCTCCTCAGACTCATATCTTCCGGTTGTTGGATTAAATTTAATCGTACTTTTTCTATCAAAAAATCTCCCAGATCCGGTTCCAACAGTGCCTCTGTAGCCTCGACCACCAAATAATTTACTTAAGAATCCACGTTGACCTGTAGATTTATAAGCTGATCCAACATATTTTCTTTTTCCAGATGGTGTAGTTACCCATTCGGGAACAGCACCTCTTCGAACTCTATCGCTGACTGCTACGGTCTGACCTATATCTTTTTGGCCAGTTAAAATTTCTCTCATATGCTGTTCATCGGCTGCTTGTTGAGCCGGGCTTCCTCCTCCACCTCCTCCCGAAGGACTTCTATCTGGAGTATAATCTCCTTGAGAATCTAGGCTCATGATTCCATCGGGTCCTGTATTCGGACCATGTTTTAATGAGCCGTGTAAATCTTTTTTAATAAGTAAATCTTTCTCTGCTTTGGTAATATATGCTAATTCTGTTTTGGGTGTATCGGGTCCTGATTTCCATTTGATAGGAATATTTTTAACTGTTTTTTGTTTTCCTAAATAATTTCTTGCAGGTTTTTTATGACCCTGCATGGTATAATTCATTCTTTTATCTGTGGCCATTATCTTCTCCCGTCTGGTTGTATGTCCAGTCTAAATGTTCCGAGCTTCCAGTTCTGTGAAGTGGAAGTGTTTTCTATTTTCAGCGCAATGGCTCTTGCCCTTGCGCGTGTGTCAACTTTATCAGTAGAGGTTGTGATTGTAAAGGGTCCTAATGAAGAGCTCGCCGCGGTATCATTCGGATAATCTCTTAAAAATAAAGTAATTCGTGTGTCTCCGGTCTGGGTAATAAAATCGGGTAAGAATCTTCTGATCTTCATAATATATTCTCCGTCGCCTCGTAGATCAGGGGCTCCTATCATCTGCCCTTGAGCACTTCTTTTTTGAGTAATATCAAAGTCTCCTGAAAGAACGTTAGAAGTAATAGCTGTTATCACTCCTCCAGCATCTACTTGATCGGTCCCTGTTTCATGTTCATAGTAGATAGCAATACCATCCGTATTGCCTACAACATCAAAAGAAGTATTATCAGATGTTGTGTAATAACAAGCATGAGGCTTTTCAAACATAGAAGAATCGGCCCAGGCGGTTCGTGCCAAGGTTCCGGTATACCATATAGGTTTTTTCAGCATCACCGATTCTAAATAATTATAAGTGACTACCCGATCCACCACATTGGAACCTGAACTACAATAATACCAACTCACTTCTCCAAATAGGTTATTGAGGCCGGCATTAATCAGATTTCTAGAAGTAGTATTAATATCATCAAAAACATAGTCTTCCACTAAACACGGCATCGTTTGAAGCTGACCAGAATATTGAAAGAAACCATTTTCCGACATCCAGAAAGCCGTTCCATCGACTTCCATGCAGGCATTTTTTCCAATGAGCCCACAGTTAGTTCCCACGTGTTCAAAAGAAAAGGTAAACGGTTGACCGACAAAACGCATCAAGAAGATGGCTGAATCTGTCCAGATATACATGGTATCCCGACCTCGAATAGCCCCCATAATTTTAGAACCTTGGGCCAATCTTTGCGTGCCTGCGGTATTGACTGCGGAAGGCGTATAGTCGCTGGTACTTTCCTGATCCGACCACCTGATAAACATATCATCTTGGGTAGTGGTATCCCCAATAGTTGTTTCAGTTCCTAAAAAAATTAAGTGACGATCAACCGGTGACACTATCATGTGCCGAGAAGCTGTAGGTGCTCCTGAAATAACTGTGGCTCGATTCGCTGTTGGATTTGAAGCTGCTGCATCCCATTCAAAGCATTTACCATTATAAATTAATGCAATCAGTTTAGTTCCATAGTTGTCCAGAACCCAAAGTCCTGGTTCAATAGTAAAGTCAGCTGATGATGATTCACCCCATGCAACATAATCTGAGATATTAGTAACGGTTGCTCCGGATGAATGCCCAGCTAAGGTGGTTCCATTAACGTTTCTTGCTCCTCCACTCAAAGTTCCTGTGGTTGTGTCATTGTCTGTATAAGAAATATCTTCTGAGTCTATTCTAATTTCTCCTGAAGTAGGAAAAGCAGTTGAATCAGCAATCACAATCGTTGTAACTGCAGCCGGAGGAACTGCAAGAGTCGTTGATAAAGTAGTGGTCGCTGGTCCTGAAGCTGATCCAGAATAAGTTCCTGTACCCCATCCATAACCACCAACTTCTTGAGCTGGTCCTACAGTTACATAACACAAAGCGGAAGCCGAACCTGAATTACTTAACTGAGTTCCTGATTCCGCAGATGCCATGGTAATCGTAATCGTGGTAGCGGTCGGTGCCGACGTCACCATAAATTTAATGTCTTCAAAGGAAGCATCATTATAAGTTGATCCAATTGCCGTAACCCCACTGACAGCATCAAATTTAACAATGTCATTGTCCACTAATCCGTGTGAACTGGGAAAAGTAACCGTGACCGCAGTGTCTGAAGTAGTACTGGTAAAATCGCAACCAGTTATTGTGGTTCGAAGAGGATGAATATCTGTATATTGTCCCCCTGAATAAATGTATAAAATTCTATTAGTGCCGATCGCGGCATATTTAATACCTGCATTATCGTCCCAGTGATGAAGAGCTCTAGCGGCCCCCGTCAGTTTATCTTCTCCTAACTGATCCCAGCCTCCAATTTTTTCAGGTGTACCATATCTAAAACGTACATTGTCTCCTCCTGTCCACTGCCCTTCGGCACCGGTCGCAGTCACTTGTTTATTAAATCCTGGTAAAAAGCCTATCTTTTGTAGCATAGAAAATTCCGTTTCTATTACAAATATACTAGATCTTAGTGGAGATCAACTCCTTACACCTGGATAAAATTAAAAGAAACTGATACACGCCAACCCTTTTCTTCTTTTTCTTTAGACTCATTCATTTCTACACCGTGCGTCAACCATGCTGGAAACATAATCATTTGTCCTTCAATAG